GAACATAGACCGTACCTATGGAACACAAGGTACACTTGAGGATTTCTTTTAGTGATATTAAATAAAGAAGACGCCCTATACGCAGCTGATGTTTTCGTTGATTACTTTTCTAATATGAATAGAATTGATGATTATCTTAGAAAAGTTAAACTTGAAAGAATGAGTAACTATCCAGTTTCTTTGCCTGGTATGGGTTTAGAAGATGATATGTTCTGTGATTTTTCTATGAGTCCTAAAGATATGGACTTTGAGTGTAGAGAAGTTGATAGTTTACTTTTCAGTCGTTATTTAGAAATAACTTCATCTCACGCCAATGAGTCATCAATACCAGGCAAATGTGTTAGGTGGATTGTATATGAAAAGAATACAAGAAAGATTGTTGGATTTATTCGTTTGGGTTCACCGACAATTAATTCAAAACCTAGAAATGTGTTTCTAGGAAAACCTTTAGATACATTAAATAAAGATGTAATGAAAAAATTTAATGATTCTGTTATTATGGGTTTTGTTATTGTACCTACACAGCCGTTTGGATATAATTATCTTGGTGGTAAATTATTAGCAAGTATATGTTGTTCACATTTAACAACTGAAATATTAAAAAGTAAATATAACACTGAGTTTTGTATGTTTGAAACTACATCATTATATGGTTCTTCTAAATCATCATCACAGTATGACGGTATGAAACCATTTTTAAGATATAAGGGTAATACAGATTCAGACTTTGCACCACTTATAAATGATGATAACTTTTTAAAGTTAAATGATTGGTTTAAGAAAAAGAATAATGGTGAACCACTTGTTCACGATACTGCAAGTTCTAGAAAATTAAAAACACAAACTAAAATGATATCTATTATTAAAAGTTCTTTAAAAAATGATAAATTAAATTACGATAAGTTTTGTAAGATTTTTCAAGATGCAAAAGAATTGACAGAAAAAAAGAGAACATATTTTTCTGATTATGGTTATGAAAATGTAAAAGAGTATTTAAATTTAGAAACTGATGTATTAAAAAAGAAAGATAATTACGATAGGTATTCATTTAACGATGTAGTAAATTGGTGGAAGAATAAATCACAAAAAAGATTTGAAAGTTTAAAAAAAGATGATAGACTTCGTAGTGAATTAGAAGTCTGGAATAATAAATCAGATATTGACATTATAAGATAAATGTGTTATCTTACTTGAAAGGAGATTTGAATGCCTGATTTTTTAAAAGAAGTTATCAAAACAACTGGTAACGAATATGCATCATTAGTTTCAGACGGAGTTGAAGCTGGTGATGTTGAAGAGTTTATTGACACTGGTTCATATGCTTTAAATGCATTACTATCTGGTTCAATAAATGGTGGACTACCAGCAAATAAGATTACTGCAATCGCTGGTGAAAGTGCAACTGGTAAAACATTTTTTCTTATGGGTATGTGTAAAAACTTTCTGGATAAAAATCCAGAGGGTGGTGTAATATACTTTGAAAGTGAAAGTGCGATTACTAAACAAATGATTATTGATAGAGGTATTGACCCATCAAGAATGGTTATACTTCCAGTAACAACAGTACAAGAATTTAGAACTCAATCATTAAAAGTTTTAGATAGTTATATTAATCAAGATGCATCTATTCGTAGACCATTGTTTCTTGCATTAGATTCACTTGGTATGTTATCAACAACGAAAGAAGTTGAAGATACTGCTGAGGGAAAAGAAACAAGAGATATGACTCGTGCTCAAGTTCTCAAAGCTGCATTTAGAGTGTTGACTTTAAAACTTGGTAAAGCAAAAGTACCTATGGTTGTAACGAATCACACATATGATGTTGTTGGTTCTATGTTTCCAACAAAAGAAATGGGTGGTGGTTCTGGATTAAAATATGCAGCTTCTTCTATTGTATATCTTTCTAAAAGAAAAGAAAAAGATGGAACAGAAGTTGTAGGTAATATTATACATTGTAAAAACTTTAAATCAAGACTTACAGTAGAAAATAAAATGGTTGATGTTAGACTAACATACAATAAAGGACTTGATAGATATTATGGATTACTTGAACTTGCAGAAAAATATAAAGTATTTAAAAAAGTTGCAACAAGGTATGAATTACCAGATGGTTCAAAACAATATGGTAAAACTATATTGAACGACCCAAAGAAATATTTCACTAAAGATGTTATGGATATCTTAGAAGAATGTGCGAAGAAGGAATTTAGATATGGTGGAACAGAAAGCATTGAAGAAAGCGAATGATACCTCAAAAAGATATTTAGGTAATATCGCAGATGATTATGTTTTTTTAGAAAACAAATCAAAAACACAACAAGATTGCATTGGTATTAAAGGTGGTAGATATGATGGTATTGTATTTAAGTTTGGAAAGATTGCATCAGTACAAGACCCACAAAACCCAGGCCTAGAAGCAGTTCTTAAATTTCAATATACAGTTGTAGATTACAATGGATTGAAAGAAGAACATTTGAATATAGATTTCAAAAATCTTCTAGGTGATATACTTTGTGATATAGTAGACAAACATTATTCAGAGGGGGTTATTAGTGGTACAAAATCAGACGATAGAAGTAACGACACTAAGTCAGTTATTGAACAATGAAGAATTCAATCGTAAGGTAACACCGTTTTTAAAAAAAGAATATTTCAAAGATAGAAGTCAACAGATTGTCTTTGAAGAAATAAATGACTTTGTAGAGAAATATTCTAAACCTCCAACTCAAACTGTTTTAGAAATAGAGATTCAAAACAGAAGAGATTTATCAGAAACTGAAAATAGTGGTGCATTAGAACTTTTAAAATCACTTGATAAATCAGAGGTTGATTACGATTGGTTACTAAAAACAGTTGAACAATTCTGTAAAGACAAGGCTGTATATAATGCAGTTGTTGATAGTATAAAAATAATAGAAGATAAAGATAAGAACAACACACCAGAATCTATTCCTAGTATACTATCAGATGCACTTGCAGTTTCTTTTGATAATCATATTGGACACGATTATATTGATGAGTCTGAAAATAGATATGAATACTATCATACAAAAGAAGATAGAATACCTTTTGATTTAGAATACTTTAATAAGATTACTAAAGGTGGTTTACCTAACAAAACTTTAAATGTTGCACTTGCTGGTACTGGTGTTGGTAAATCATTGTTTATGTGTCATATGGCTGCATCAACTTTGATGCAAGGTAAAAATGTTTTATATATTACATTAGAGATGGCAGAAGAAAAGATTGCAGAAAGAATAGATGCAAACTTAATGAATCTATCTATTGATGATTTACACGAACTACCAAAGAAAATGTTTGATGATAAGATTAATAGTATATCAAAGAAGACAGTCGGTAAATTAGTAATCAAAGAATATCCAACTGCATCTGCACATAGTGGTCATTTTAAAAGTTTAGTAAAAGAACTTGCACTCAAGAAATCATTTAAACCAGACATTATTTTTATAGACTATCTAAATATATGTTCATCAACTAGATTTAAAGGTAATGCAAGTGTAGGTTCATATTTTTATATTAAGGCGATTGCAGAAGAACTTAGAGGTTTTGCAGTTGAATCTAATGTTCCAATAGTATCTGCAACTCAAACAACAAGAAGTGCATACACTTCAACAGATGTAGGACTAGAAGATACATCAGAAAGTTTTGGTTTGCCTGCAACTGCTGATTTAATGTTTGCATTAATATCAACGGAAGAACTAGAGGATTTAAATCAGATTATGATTAAACAATTAAAGAATAGATATAATGACCCTACAATGAATAAAAGATTTATATTAGGAATAGATAGAGCAAAGATGAGGTTATACGATGTTGAACAAGTCGCACAAAAAGATGTGTTAGACTCTGGACAAGATGAACCAGTCTTTGACAATACTGGTGTTGGAAAAAGATTAGGAGAAAAATCTTATGAAAAGTTTTCCGACCTCAAGATATAAAAAGTATAAGGTAAAATACTACTATGATGTTGAATGGAGAAATAAAGAAGCTGTCTATGTTGTTATTGAATTACCAACAAATGATGTTGTCCAAGTATTCAAATTCAAGGAAGACGCTGAAGAAATGGTTTCAAATTTAATGACTATAAGACCATTTGGTAGAGACCCTTTACCGAAATTCTTAAAGGAAAAAAAATGAAAGATGACCCAGTAAAAGACCACCCACCAATATGGGGTAAAGAAGGTAGACAAATATTATTCAAGGAGAGATATCCAGTTGTTCTCAAAACATATGACAAATGGAAAACTCTCAATCCTATATTAGAAAAATTTATTAGACAACAAGGTGATAGAATAAATCACAAGTCTAATGTAAAAGCACAAATGACAGAATGGAATATGCAACTGGAAGCTGGTGGTGAACATTTTCAAGAACTAGTAAACTGGGTTAGAGAAGTTTCAATAGAAGTATCACCAGT